ATCTACTTCACTGACGGTTGGGGCGATGTCGGGCCTACAGCACGGCACACGTTCTCTGATCCAGACTACCCGGTATTCTGGGCTACCACTGACAGAGCGCCGTTCTTCAGGGGCTGTGATGCGTTCGGTGAGGTCATTCAGGTCAAGTAACAGCAACGGCACTGCCGTGATCCATCCCAAAATGCACGATGTAAAACTGCTAATGATCCTAAGCACGATCTAAAACTGCTCATTGAGGGTGTGGCAGAGTGGTCATGCAGCGGATTGCAAATCCGCTAACGCCGGTTCGATTCCGGCCTCCCTCTCCAAATCAAAAACCATTGGAGAACAAAATGTTCAAGATAGACAAGGGCGTCGCAATGCCGCCAAGATCCCGAAGTGGAAGCGCTTCAGTGAGACAGGTCAGAGAAATACTTTCTCAAATGTCGGTTGGGGATAGCGTTGAGGCTAGTTTGGTTAAGGCGCCTAACGGCTCGCTCTATAGTCAAACGCTCAATAATCTTCGTTTGCTAGGGAGGGATGAGTTCGGCTACAAAATGTCAACTCGCACAGACACGAAAAATATGACACGCCGAATCTGGCGCGTCGAATAGCAATTGCTACACTTTGGGCGCAAGACGTACCACTTAAAAACAGGAGAATCAAATTGGTGTACTTAAACCGCTTTGCCATGAATCACCTTGCACGATTTATGGATTGGTACAGATTGGTGCAGGGTACGCGCAGGGAAGTCCAGCCTGCGGTGAGCGACAGAGACGCGACCTCGAAAGCCTTGGCACTTACTTATTTTTTGGAGAATAGTGATGAAGAGTTCATCAGACAAAAATGCAGAGATGATACGCATTGCCCGTGCGGCGCTGAGTATTGAAATGAAAGAGAACATTGAGAGCATGACCTTTGCTGGCACATCTGAAAATCAGAAACACTGGCATGAGGGGATGGCTGAGGGCATGAAGCTTGCCCTGATGTATCTGGACGATGACCGCTGATACCAGCGTAGTGCCTACCTGCCGGGTAGTCACTGCGGTGCATTCCGCGCCACAACGGGAGAATCACATGGAAGTAGAAAACTGTAGTTTGTGTGACGAGGACATAGAGCCTCAGCGCACACCTGACGGCGAGATATTCTGGTCTAAAGGCCACAACGCTCAACCGCTGAGTGATGGTAGAGCCTGTGATACTTGCAACGCAACGAGGGTTGTGCCTAGCCGCATTGCAAACCTAAGGTCTACCGCTTTCGGATAACACCTCGCCCTGAGCATGGCGTTAAAATGCTCACCCTTAAATATTAATTGGAGAATAGTGATGTTTGATTTTGCAAAAATCTTTTTGGCAATGGTCTGTGCGGGGTCAGCAGTGATCTTGTTCGACATGGGTTATGAGTTTATGGACTCAGGCCACGGCCTTAATCCGCTGGTAGCATTTCCCGGAATGACCGTGCTTTTATTTACGCCTTTATGGCTAGAAACTTGGAGCGCAAGAAAATGAGCGAGCAATCAGTTGAGCCGGTTGATATAGATTACGATTCACTGGGCGAGGAACTGCACAAGATTCTCCCTCAAGAGCTAGATGGCGAATGGCAGATAGCAAAAATAATTGAGATGATCTTGGTTGTTTACAATGTTCCCGCCCCTCGCGATGCGGCTATGATTTGTGTTCAGGCAGCCAGTGATTATTCCGACTACTTAGTAGAGCAGTTATGCAATTGTGAAAATGAGGAAATACATTGATGATAGTAGGCAAAAGCTTTGATGAAAACCCGTGGGAACGTGACGCGATTGTGTGTGACGACTGCGGTGAAGAGATGACCGAAGAGATATCCGAAGACGATAATCAACCCTATTTGATTTGTCTTGAATGTTGACCCGGCGTTAACATTCATATCTAATTATCGGACTCCTGCTACTTAGTCCCCCGCCAAGCCCTTCGCTTGGTTTCTGGGGGGCGACTTCCAAAAGACTGACCAGTCAATAGATAAGAGATTGCGTTCTGCAACACTCTACCCCCAAATGTAAAAACAACTTCCGACTACCACTGCAAGCAACCGGACAGACAACCGGACAGACACTTGTTTTGTCCGACTTCTTGTCTGTCCATTTTTTAAGTCGCTTTGAGTGCGTCTTCCGCCGATTTTTGATAGCCCCCCAAAACGTCCGGGACGGCTGTCACCACTGGTGTGCAAAACACCGTTGTAGGTGTTGCGGGGCAGGCAGAACTTAAAGCCAGTCATCGTCGGTTTCGTTAAAGTCTCTGCTCGGCTCATACGGATTTTCTAGATTGTCCCACTTAACTTCAGAGTACCTGCCCGTTGGTATGTCATACCCAAGAACAGTCCCTCCAGTTGTACCAATCCACTTGAACCTGCACTTCCAAACGTGTATCTCAGTGTCCTTCTCAGGGCTTAGGTGTACGGTCACACCCAAATCAGCTTTGGCAAAGAAAGCGGCAGACCCAGATATATTCATTCCTTTAGGCACGGCAGTCGTGCCGTCTGGATTCGTTGCCATCTTGGCTGGGTGAGCAATGAACCAAATGTGTATTTGATTTGCTCTGGCGAAAGAAACCAGCTTGGTCAGCATCTCGTTGATCCCTTGATGCTCGTTATCCACAGATTTTGACTGTGCGATGTAATTGTAAGGGTCAATGACTAATCCGCGAATGCCTAGCCTCATCACCGCTTGCCTCGCCCGGTCTAAAATGGACTCTATTGTTGCTGAGTCACCACCGCGCTGCTCAAGAAACAAGAAATGATCAGAAACCCACTTCATGGCATTAACCGATTCAATCCTAGACATTCGGTCAGCAGCACCCTCAAAGAAGGGCTTGCCTACATATTTCTCACTAAGCTTGGCTATGTGCAGTGGCGGTGGGTTCTCAAAGCTTGCTACTGCAAACTTCCAGCCCTCGCTCTGGGCTAGGTTAACCATTATCTGGTCAATGAATTCAGACTTGCCACTTCCGGGCAGCCCAGTCACTACCGACAACTGGCCGGGGACAATGGTGAAAAGTTTATCTACAGAAGCTAAGCCTGTGCTGATGCCGCCTACTAATCCTTTGTCATAGAGGTTTGAGATCTCCAAGGCGTAATCGTCAGCGCTGTATACGCCCTCAAGTGGCATAGCCTCAGCCTCACTCACAGCGTCACACAACACCTCAGAGCCAAGCTTTTGCAGAACATCGTTTGCATCCTTGCAGTCGGCAGGCCACTTGACAGTCCAGCACTTAGCCCTACCAATTCGTCTAGCCAACTCTTCAGCGAGAGCGGTGCCAGCATCATCAGAATCTACAGCTAGTATCACCCGATCAACACTTTCAATAACGTCTTTGGCTGCCCAGACATAGTTGAACTTATTGTCATCCGCTTGCACGATGGCTTTTGAAGATACTTTAATTGGAGCACCGTTGGGTACGGACACACAGTAATCTATGCCTGCGCTGGCAAAGGCCAGTAAGTCCATTTCACCCTCAACAATTACCAAGGTCTTGGAGTCCTCAGGGAAAGACTCGATGCCCCACAATGTTCTGCTGGCGCCGTCTTGAGTGAAGTTTTTGCCCTCTATGCTCCGCCACTTGACCGCCTCTTTATCGCCGTAGACGAAACCGACAGAAGGTAACTCGCCGTGACCGTGATAAAATTTATGCCCACTAACTATTGGGTAGTCCTTAACAGCATTGAAATCAATGCCACGACTAGATAGATACTGCTCAATCAATCCCTTATCAATTGTCTTAGGTACTGAAATAGCCCTGATTTTAGGTACAGGTTCGCGGTAGTCGGGGTGCCTGACCTTTCCTGCGATCCCGCAGTGGTGGCAGTGGTAGAGCGTGGAGTTGCCATCAACTGTTAAGTTCATGGTTCTGATGTTCTTTTTCGATCTTTCTTCCGAACACTCCGGGCAAACAATCCTAGTGTTCTCAGTGTACTTGCCTAAAATAAAATCTAGGTTTTCTTGATTTAGCATTTGCACTCCTGCTTACGCTGTGGTTAAAATCCACCGTCAGGTGGCCTTAGGAATATTCCAAGCTTGGAATACTACTTAAAATAATTAGGAATATGCAGGGCTGGAACCATACCAGCTAGGAATATTCCTAGAGAAGATCCTGTCCTCACGCCTTATCCCCCCGAAGCTCAACTAATATCTCTGCTCTTGGATTCTCTTTATCCAATCCCCAGAAAATATGTTTCTCCTTTACCTGCCGATCATTTTTGTAAACCTTACCCTGCATACAATCTAGGATAACCGATTCGTCCAGATCTGGGCGCCTAGTTTTGTAAAAAATAGTCATCGTCACCGAAACATCCTCCTCAATTAGCTCACTCAGCACTGGGCATTGCTTGTCAAAAGCAACAACGTAATCACGGGCCTTCTTGCTTTTAATGAACGCAGGCCTTCCCCTGATCGTCACCAGTTGCCTACTGTTAGCTTTAGAAGCAGGTTCACCATATATATTTAGCTGTACTGTTGTCAATGTACTTAATCCTTGATAGTCTCTGTATTCAATATTCAATATAACATACGACGGAGCGGTGATGGCTAAGTTAAAACAATTTTTAATAACCCTAGAAGAAAAGGAGGCCGTCACCTATGACGATTCAAGAAGACAGTTTATTGGTTTTGGAGAACGATGTTCCCCTGCCGCAGGACAACCGGATGGGGAACGGGGAAAGCCTGCCGTCCAATTTCAAACAAGTGGTCAGAGAGATGGCTGTGTCCCAGTCGTTTTTCATAGAGACGGAGGGCCAAGCCCACACAAGAGCAAAAATAAACGCAATCAGGAGTTCAATCAGGAGGCTTCAGCAAGATGATGAAACGGGCGTGGAATTCGATAAAAAGTTTAGTGTTCGGAAATACCCGCACCCCAGCCGTGAAGGGCGTCACGGATTACGGGTCTACAGAATCGTCTAGTGAACCAACGCAGGAGTGTGAAATGTTCAATATTACAGATATACCCAAGCCACCAAGTGACGAAAGTTTTTTGAGAGCAGAGTTTATGGAAACCGTGGAGAGCATGAGAGTCGATAGTCGATTTGATGTTCCACATAAATACCTAACACTAAGCCCGGAAGATGTGCTGAGGTGCGTTGATAATTACGCCAAGCAATATCGTCGCAGCAACAAAGGCGTAAGCACAAAAACCTTGAAGGTTAAAAACCACAAGGCTGAGGGCTTCGTCAGGATAAGGATGATTGAGACTTCTTCTTGAAGATAACCAATCAATTCAACCTTCCTGAGATCGTAGTTACGGCTCTCGTTCAGGATGACTACACCAAGGGCAAATCAAATAGGTCTGTGACTCAGTTGATTGACGCCCCGAAGATAGCCATCTTGCAGCGAGAGCATGAGGACGACATCTCTCAGGATGTTGTGGATTTTCTTTGGAGTAGGTTCGGAACAAGCGTACACGGTATGTTTGAAAAGGCTGTAGCCGACAACGAGCAGGCTGGAGTCATCTCCGAAGAAAGGCTCTACGCAGAAGAGCAGGGTTGGACGATCTCTGGCGCTATTGATCTGCAAGAGGTTCATGCAGACGGCGTGATTGTAAGCGACTACAAAGTTACAAGCGTGTGGTCTGTGGTTAACGACAAGATTGAATGGCACAATCAACTTAATGCTTACGCTTGGCTGGTTAGGTCTGTTAAAGATTTACCAGTCAAATCATTAAGGGTTATAGCTATTCTAAGGGACTGGCAGCGGCGCAAGGCGCAGATGGAGCCAGACTATCCCAAGTCACCAATACATATTGTAAGCATTCCCTTATGGGCTGCTGGTGATGCCGATAAGTATATTGCCGACAGGGTAAAGCTCCATCAGGATGCTGAGTTTGCTTGGCTCACTGGCGGAGAGGTTCCTGATTGCAGCGCCAAGGAGCGCTGGAGGAAAGAAACAACTTATGCTGTAACCAAAAAAGGCAGGAAACGCGCTTTGCGAGTACTGAAGTCGTTGGGCGAAGCGGAGAAATATCAAGAGGGTGTTGACGGAGTCACGATTGTTGAAGAACGTCGCGGCGAGTCAACAAGATGCTCTCAGAACTGGTGTAGGGTGGCGCAGTGGTGTGATCAATTTAAGTTGGAGGTTAACCGTGGAAACTGACAAAGGCCACTTGGATATTAAGTTTAGATACGACTCAGAAAATAAGGCTTTAACCGCAGTTGTTGAGCCGATAGATCCAGAGCTAGTGAGCGAGGCTGTTTACGAAGTTATGCATTGGTGTGAAACATTCTTGCACAGCAAAGTAAAAAATACTGGGGAGGTGAAAGTTGATTGAGCAAGATCAAGAGGCCTACGGGCGCATGGTTGGGGTGTTTGCAATAGTCCAAGTACCCCAGTTGAAAATGACTATTAACGGGTCTATAGCAAGCTTTACTTGGGTGAAGGGGTTTCTTGCGAGTATGCCTTTACCAGAGTTTTACAGCTTTGAGCCGATTGAAATTGTTATGTTATTAGAGGCCGCTTTGGAGAGTCACTACTCAGTGCCAAAGAGGGCTTACAGAAGTTCATTGAGGGGTTGGAAGCGAGACCCTTTTTCATCACAAAACCATTAGCAGGAGTGCAAACAATGGAAAATGCAACACAGCCAACACTGGCTGAAATTTGGTCGAAGCTTTACGCAATTGATTGCCAAGAATCTACCAAGAAGAAAAACGGTCTAACCTACCTTTCGTGGAACGCCGCTTGGAAGCTTTTGATGGAGAGTTATCCTCAAGCGCATTTTGAGTTTGAGCCGATAGAGGTTCACGCTGATCAGTCCCAGACTGTGCATTGCGTAGTGGTGATTGGTAGTCATGCCAGACGAATGTGGTTGCCGGTTATGGACTACAAGAACAAATCAATACCTAATCCGAATGCTAAGGATGTCAGCGACAGCAAAATGCGATGCTTGGTTAAGTGCATAGCAATGTTTGGTCTTGGCTTTCACATCTACCAAGGTCAGGTTCAACCTGAAGATACTTGGAATGATGACAGCGCCGATTCAACCACCCCTGAGGAGGCTGTGAAGGCCGCCCCGGTGGCTGCAAAGCCTGAGATTCCTAAGAAGGTTGCGGCGAAGCAGAAGGCTCCAGCACCCGTTGTTGAGGATGATGAGGATGAGTTTTACCTAGCCTTTGATGAGGCGGGTGCAACCACTTGGGTTGAAAGAATGATCGAGACCATTAAGACAATGATCGAGACCAAGAAGGGTTTGCGTGGAATCTATAATGCAAACTTAAAGTGCATCGATCACATTAAGAATAAGTTCCCTGAGGTTTACGCAAGACTCCGGGTGGTTATGGAAGAAAAGCAAAACGCTTTTAAAAAACTAGAAAGTAAGGAAGTAGCATGAGTAATTATCCGAAGAGCGACGGCGGTTTGTGGAAGCACGATAAGCTTAACGACAAGCACCCTGATTTTAGGGGTCACATCACAATCTCTAGAGAGCAGCTAATGATGCTCATAGATATTGCAAAGCAGAATAAAGACAACCCAGACCCAACATTTAAGCTAAAAATTGATGTTGCCATGTGGAATCGGGTAGCAAAAGATTCTGGGGCTGAATATAAGTACCTTTCTACTGAGGTGTACAAGAAAGAGCCTAAATCAGTTGAGCCAGAGGCTTTGTCTGACGACCACCTCAATGAAGATATTCCATTTTAAGGAGCGATTATGCCAGTTATAGTAAGTATTGACGAATCAACCCGCATTACATCAGATACTCATCAGTGGATTGTTCAAACAAAATCCGGTAAAGGTTGGGACTCCAAGAGTTACCACCCCAACTACCGGTCTGCGCTTCTACATCAAGGTGAGGCTATGGTAAGGAGCAGTGATGCTCTGGGATTGGCAGAAGCTTTAGATCAGATTGAAGTAGTTGTTAATAAGTTGGTCAAAGCTCACGAAGGTTTGGTTGCCCCAAAAGTGGATGACGAAGGCTTTTTAACTGTTGATCAGATGGCAAAAGAAGCTAAGCCTGCATGAAGATTGAGATAAAAGGCGAAGGGGTCGGGGATATTCTCGGCCCAATTTGCGCGGCGGCACCACACAGAAGTGGTGAGATCATGCAGCTTTTTCTTGGTTGCAAGAAGGGCGTTTCACTAGAGGTTAAGTCGATAAAGCAGGGTAGAAGCAGGAGCCAAGAAGGCTATTATCGAAAATGGTGCGGCAGCTTTGCAGACCACTGCGGGTTAACTCCAGATGAAATGCATGAAGAGATGCTTTGTGTTGCTTTTGGTAGTGAAGATGTTTCAACTAGGTTTGGCGTAATGAGAAGGCCTTTATCTAGGAGTGGTGAAACAAGCTCATCAACATACAACCGGTTAATAGATGTCTTGATTGATACGGCTATTGATATGGGGTTTAAGATTCCACCGTCAAGAAAAGGTGAGTTGTGAGGCCCATCTACGAGACCAGCTTTGACATAGGCCGGGAGGCTGCTGTAGCTACTTTGTTTGCTGAGGCAAATGACATGGCTTGGGTTAGAAACCCTTCAAAGTACCCGATAGACATTAGCTTCACGGAAAATAATCAGATTGTTTTGTTTGGTGAGATCAAGTGCCGCAAGGTAAAGAAGGACGCCTACCCAACATACATGATATCGGTATCAAAGGTTATTGCCGCCAAGGCTTTGACTGATGCAACCGGGATAGAATGTCTACTCATAGTTGATTGGAAAGATGCTTCTGGCTGGATCAACCTTAACGAGAATCCAGACAGTGTAGGTTTCGGCGGCAGAACTGATCGCGGAGACAGACAAGACGTAGAGCCGGTGATTTATTTTAATATTGACAGATTTATAGTGTTTTAAAGCAAAAGCAGTTCGGCTAAGGGGGTCATCACACCCCTTCCAACATCGTTCCCGTCCGATGGGCCACAGGCGGGACTTATCAAACAAAGGAGTAATCATGACCAAGTCCGTATCTAAATTTTATCAGGCAATTGCCGCTCAAAAAGATATAGGTAAGCATTTTGGCCCTAAACCCAAGGGCGTCAAGTTCCCACCATTGACTCCTAATCAGGAAAGAAGAATAGAAGCCCTTTACGAACAAGGACTTACACAAGCAGAGATAGCGCGAAAGGTGGAGTTGGCTCCAAGCACTGTCTACAATTTCATTACAAGAACCATGAATAAATCTTTATGAACAACCCAAAGTTGTTCGTTATGGGTTCAGATAAAGACTTTACTGATGAGGAGTTGGAATGCCTGACAAAGCTAATCAAACGAAACCTAAAAAAAGAAGGCGTCATTCCTGAAAGCTTCTCTTTTCAGATCCGTGTCGAGTGGAAGTTAGAATAGCTTAGACACTCTAGTTGCTATTTCCTCGCCTATACTTGGCAGTTCAACATAACGCTTCAAGCTAGGCACGACGTTTAGGTAATACTGCTCTTGAGTATTAATAAGTTTCATATACTCTTGCTTCTGATCTGACGTTAGATCGGCTTTTAGTAGCTCTCTTCTTTGTTGTCTTAGCTTTGAAAGTGCCGTGGCTGTTGGTTGCAGCCTTTCCCTGACCCCCATGAACTGGCGTCTATTTACTAGGAAACTCTCAAGCTCTTCCATTCTGCCAGCTTCTTTCAAGCTCTTTACTGTGTTCTCTGTTCTTTTTACATAGTCCCAGATTTCATAGAAGTCTTCTTTTGCTCCACCACCAAACTCACTACCAAAGAACCTTCTCAGTATTGGTTTTTGCGAAGTATCAGTGCCAGAAAGTACGGATCTGTTGTCGCCTTGGAGAGTGTTGCTTCTTAATGCTTGGTCAGCAAAGCCTAAAACAGCAGTGCCAATTGTGCCGCCATAACCCTTCATCAAATGATCTAGCTTGATTGGGCTTATACCAAGCACCTTAGCCATGTTCTTCGCAACCTCGGATGTAGAGGCAAGCTCTTGAAGTTGTGGATCTAATGTTGAGTCTATAAATACGGGAGTAACAGGCCTTCCTGAATACATATCGTAATTCATATAAGCCTCAAGGATTGGCGTTATTGCCTGTGGAGGCTGAACACCAAGCGTTCCGAAGATTGCGCGTTTAGCTGATTGCTGCAAATCCCTTGCGGTTGTTTCGCCGTTATACGCATCAATTATTCTTTCGGGTAGCGTTTTAAATAACAGTCCAACCTCAAACGGGATGGGAACCCTAACCGGTACTCCTGAGGGCGTTGGAATTATCCAGTAGTTGTCTTTTATTTCCTCGGTTTGATTTTTGTATTGCTCATCATCACTAACCATTGTGTAGTAAATAGCTGTACTGGCAGCAATAAGCGATCCTCTTGCAATAAAACTTGCAGCGGCTTGTCCACGGGACAACTCTTTGTTTGCGGTGTTCTTGCCAGCGCCAGCCCGAATCAATACATCTAGGCCTTGAATCCTTGCGTTAAGGAAAGGAATGGTTGCTGTTAACAATCGCATAACCGGGCTGCTTCCACGCCTACCGAAGTTTAAAACCTCCATCGCTTGAAAGTGGGCTTCTGCCTCGTTACCAGTGCGAGCCAAAACATCTTTGTATACAGCGTTTCTTGTTGCGGCGTCTGACATGGTGGTTACAGTTCCAAGCCCGTCCCACAAACCAAGGAATGTTTTTGTAAGCAATCCTTTTTGATTTACGTTCTTGTTTCTGTTTTGCAAGATCTTTCCTGCATACTCACTAATATTATCTGGGTCATTCTTGTAGTCATAACCGCCGACTACACCGCTCCTTTCGAGCGTTTCCATGCCTTCTGCAAAGCCAACTACAGTGTCTGCAATGGGTATGAAGTTAGAACCTGAGGTAACAAAAGCAGACATTGAGTCACGAAGCATATTTGCTATTACAAAGCCGGGTTCACGGGTAACCATCTCCCGCAAAGCACGGGCCGGGAAGCCAAGGTACTTGGCAACTTCTCGCTCAACACCTCCAGCAGGCTCAACAGTTAATGACTCATATATTAGTGGGTCATCAACAATGAATTGACGGCGATCACCTTTAACCTTGAATGTAACAACAGCCTCACCAGCAGTGCTTTGGCCTTTACGAACTTCTCTGGCTAAGCCTATGTTTTTCATGTCCCTGACAACACGCTGTTGGGCAACATTCTTCATGCCCATACTTATTGCCGCGTTCAGGTTCATTGAGATAGCTTCTAGGAGCGGCACGTTTAATTGTTTTTCACTGCCTTTGATAGCCTTTAAGTCGGCACTACCAGTGAGTCCACCAAAGATATTTGGCGCGTTTGGTGTTTCTGCACCTTCAACTTGACGATAAAACGGAACGTAGTCTGATTGGTTTAGCCACAGCTCAGCAGTATCGGCATCAACAACGCCTGTATCCTTTAAGAACTGAACTGTGTAACTGTTGTAATCCTGCCAAGCGTTATACCAATCTTTAATTATGGAATTTCCGTCAGCGTCTAAGAATGATTCTGCCGTGGCAATGTTGGCTGCGTGATCTTGAGGCGTTCCGGGAACTTCTATGCCTCTTTGTTTTAGTATTACTGAGCGCCTAGCTATTGAGTAGGCTTGTGCAACCTGCTCTAAAGACCCATGATCTTTTGTATACAGAATGGACATGACATCAATCAAGCCGCGAAACTTCTTGGTTTCACCCCGGCTGTTTGTGTGATTAAAGTCAGCAACCTTTGTCATACCGCCCGTATAAACAGGGACTCCATATCGAAGAGCCGCTCCGGTAATGGCGTTTGATCGGTCAGCCATCAAAACTGCCGCCATAGAAGATGAATCTGCAAGCAGATCACCTAGTAGGCCTTGGTAATTTTCTAGCTGAGCGTACCGATTAACGTACCGTTGTTTGTAATCTGTGAGCTTCTTGCTTATAGAGCCTTGGTCAAGCACGTTGAGGTAGGTCTGACCGGGCGTCGTCAATGGTAGCTCTGCAACCACATTGTCTATTGCTGATTGAGCCGCAGGTTTAATTTCTGGCGCGTTGGCCCTTGAGAACAAAAACTCTTCGCTTGGAGATAACTGCTGACCCTTGTCAGGGTTGGCGGCTACAGCTTGAGCATATGGATCTGCTCCGGGATTAAGCCGTGGCACGGTGCCAGCAGGCCGGTTCTCGGCTATCTCAAGATTCTTTTCTACAACACTGTCAACTTCGCTTTGACCAATAACTTCTGGCTTTTTATATTTGTCAAAAAGACTAAACGGAAGGCCTACTTCTTCAGTCTGTACCTCTCTGGCAGCATCGCTTCCTCTTCTGCGCCTAGTGGCTGAATCAGGTCTCGGTCTGGATACGCCGCCATCAGGTAATTTTCTCTCGTAAGTGGTTGCTTCGTCTCCTTCAGATATGACTCCACCGGATCGCTCCCAGTCGGGCGGCTTGATCTTGTTTGCGTGTTCATAAACCATTTCCCGTGCTTGTTCTAAGGATATCTTCTTACTATTGTACTGCTTCCATATATTGTCTACAACGTCCACGTTACTCTGTTGCGACTTGTACTCTGGTCGGAATAGTCCTCTAACAGCTTCCCATGTAATGGATTGCATCTCTCTGGGCAGTACGCCTCGCTCAGCGGCGGCGCGGCGATACGCCTCCTCGTACATTGAGTAGATGCCGTTTAGACCAGTAATACTGGATGAAGAGCCTTTGGTGCCAAAGTTGTGTGACACTTCAAACGCACTCCCACCAAGAGGCTTTAACAGCCCTGCGGCAACGGCGTGAGTATCTATAGTCACAAATCCCAAGTCTGAATCTGGGTCGTATATGTTGTTGTAGAAGTTTCTAACCTTGTTAGCAGACCCAAGCGAGGCTGATATAACACTTATATCTGCATCTTTTAATGCTTTTACAGCTTTTGCTATTTCGTTTAAAGACCCCCAAGCAACCTTAGAGTTACTGCCGTTAGAGTTTTTTGCGTAATCAAGAAGCCTTCCGTCAGGTGCTACAATCCTATAGCTTGGATCATTGTATGTTTGGTCAAACGTCCTTATCCACATGGCGGCAGCAAGCTCACCTGCCGCTGGGTCGTTAAATTTGTTTAGAACTTGATCCAAAGATGATGATCCTATTAGCTTGAGCATCTCCCTGTTTCTTGCTTGAGCCGGTGGCTTTATATCCTTGTGAAAATATATCTCTTCTGCGCGAGCTTTCATCTCACGGGTAAACGGTTGCGCGGCATGATTGAAGTAGGTATCCATTGTCCTTTCAGCAAGGGATGCATTCTGATACCAGTCTTTCTGAGGAGACAACACAGCAGCAACAGCAGCGGCTTGCTCCATAGAAATGTCATGCCGCTCAGCAAAGCGTCTAACTAAAGCATTAGCTCCCTTGTACCAAAGTTTTGAATTTTTTCTTGTCTCAGCAGGCACTCTGTCGTGAATATCGAGCAGATTGTTTTTGACTAAATCAATAAACTCTTCCGCTTTTTGCTCATCTGATCGAAGCTTTGGCGACTTCTGGAGTATTGGATACAACGCAGCATTCTTGATGATTGCCATGTTCTTTCCAAACACGGCTTTGTCGTTCAAGAATGTTTTATAATCATTGACCAGCAAATCTTCTATTGGGTCTTCTTTTGCCCTAGCTGCTGTCGGGTATCTTGTGCTTACATTACCTTCAATACCGCCCTGCTCTGATGCTCTGCGAGAGAACATGATCTCGCCATCAACGCCCTCCATAGATGCCCATTTAGGCAATAGACCGGTTTTATTTTCAGCAAAAACAGTGTCTTCTATATTAGCTGTTCTGTTTCTTTCGCCATACGGGCCAAAGTTTAGCCAGCTATTTTGCCCTCTAGTCTGGGCTGTTAACGCTTGTAACGCTGGGCCAGTAAACAGTTTTGCGTGAGCTTGGAATGCGTTTTCTTCACCGCGAGCGCGGAAGCCAGCGCCTTCAATGCCATGCCCGAATGCGTCATGCACCGCTCTAAACAAGTCATTTACCGAAACATTATGATCTTTACCTAGTTGATCCTTCCATATAATCCCAGTGTCTTGCAGTAGTGGGTCTTTTTTATTAGGAATTGCGGTCAAGCCTTCAGTGCCATAACCATCATATGTGCCATAAACAGCCATGCGCTTATTGGCTCGCAGATCACGAATAGCGTTAAAAGGACTGCCTGCGTAAGGATCTGTTTCAGAGTCAAAGAATGTAAACTTATATCCAGCATCAATCAGTTCGTCGTACTGATCTCTTGTTTGCCTTGCTAGGTCTTCATAAGCCTCTTTGACCGCAGGATCTTCAGGGTTATGCGCCATGTCGTCATACGCTAAAGCCACTCTTCCAGCGATTTCAGGGTCTATAGTTACATATTCTTGTTGTCGCTTGAGCGTGATTCCAAACTTCTCTGCATAGCTTTCTGCTGCTGCATTGATGTCTGGGTCTGGCCCCGTTGCTCCTGCGATAATCGGCGCACCATCGAGCGGCGCACGGCCTCTGCCTTGATCGCGGCCTCTTCCGTCTCCTCCTCGTAAGGATCGTACATTGTCATCTCCAAGTTTTGATATGTTTCTGGCAACAATGCCTTTAGTGCTAGATGCGTCTATAGGTTGATCTAGTTGTTTAGGGTCAAGCATCTCGTAAAGAAACTTTGATTGCCCCGGCTTGATGTCAAACTTACTACCTTCAGGAACAAGGTGTTGATCCCTTGAGTCAGCAAACTCTGCTTCGCCAACCTCGACAGGCTCGCCCACAGTGGCATAACCAACCAATTTTGCTGGCCCAGAACCCGTCTCAATAATACCAATACGCTTTCCTACATAGGGACGTAGAGAATCCTTGTCACGGGACTCGTACCGCTTGTTGCCGCTAACTATTAACCGGGCATAGTTTACGTCGCCATCAGTTCTGACGTTGACGCCCATTTCAGCCTCCACGCGAGAGAACATTATATTGGTAGAATCAACCAACTCTGGATCAAACTCGGCGTTTACAGAGCGGATATTTTGAGGCTCAAAAAC